GGGGACGGTGGTTATCCGTTTCGTATGCGATAACAGCAGCGACATTCTGCCCACTGCAGAAATGATTAAGAAAGTGCAGGCATACATTGACTCTGTTCGCCCGGTTACGGCTAATGTCACCGTATCTGCACCGACCATTCAGGCAATTCCATTCACGATATCAGGGCTCGACCCTAACAATGACACGGTGAAAGCCGCGGTAAAAGCCTCTCTGGAGACACTTTTCAGGCAGGAAGGCGGACCGGGCGCGGTGATTTATTTGTCCCATATCCGAGCCGCTATTTCCGCGGCTGTTGGTGAGACAGACCACACGCTCGTCACACCGGCCGGGAATATAGCGCTAGGGAACAAGATTCTTCCCACTGTTGGAGAAATTACATGGCAGTAACCGCAGCTGAATATGACGCCAATATCAAAGCGCTGCTGCCTCCCGGGCCAGCGTGGCCTCGGGATGATACCGGTTCCGTAATGGCGATGCTGATTGAATGTTGGGCGGTGGAGTTTTCCCGTGTAGATTCGCAGGCAATGGCGCTCATTAATGAGGCGGATCCGCGGTTTTGTTCTGAGACATTTGAAGATTGGATCACCCAATGGGGGGTTCCTGATTCCTGCCTTGAGGCCTGGGGGTCGCTGCTTGCGGATGGGTTGACTGAAACCATTCTCCGGCAGGCCTTGCTGCAGAAAATCACAACAATCGGGTCGCAGAGTCTTCAGTTTTTTGTTGATCTGGCAAAAACCTATGGATACAGCATCACGATTGACGAGTTGTTTAATCAAACGGTTTTAAGCACAGTTTTAACGCCGTTTGCGAGCGGGACGGGCTGGGCATCGCAGTGGAGAGTCCATGTTTACAAAAATGCCGGCGCTACCGTTTCGAGGCATACGGCGATAGGGACAGCGGAAGAGGCGCTGGCCTGGTGGGGGGATTCTGTCATTGAATGCGTAATCCGGCATTACGCCCCAGCGCATACCAATGTAATTTTTGGGTATTTTGAGGATTAACAAATATGAAATCAGTCTATCAGTCCCGCGCGGTTTCCTATCCCCCGGAGCTGCCGAATTCTGCCTCTTCAGAGGGATATCCGACAAACGGCAGTCCTACGGGGGGTGTTCTTGCGACGGTGATTGGCGATTATTGGTACAACGCCGTTACCCAGGAGATCGTTAACGCGATCAAAGGGGGAGGGGTTACTCCCGACGCGGCGGATCTGACTCAGCTTGACGCCGCGATTAAAGCGCAGATCAGGACCGTGAATCAGGCTTTGTCTGATGTGGCGGCACAGATTCAGGCGAAAGTCTCACAGGTTGAAGTGGTCCCTTCCGGGATGATTATGTTTTTCCCGAAATCCACTCCCCCCAATGGGAACTGGCTGATCTGTGATGGGAGAGCCGTGAGCCGGACGGGGTATCCGAATCTATTTGCGATGATTGGGACGCAGTATGGGGCGGGGAATGGCTCTACAACTTTCAATGTCCCTTATTTGATAGATCGTACAGTTTGGGGTGGGACTTCAAACGTTGGCGCTTATCTTCAGCCTGGTCTTCCGAATATTGCAGGTAACGTGACGCAGTACGGAGGTGATGGTCGGCAGCAGATGTATTGTGAGCCGGTCAGCACGGACGGAGCTTTTTGGCAGGAAACGAAGAACGCGAGAGCTGCCGGAGACGCATCAAATTGGATAGGGGACATGACCGCAGCCGTTCACTTTGATGCCAGTCGCAGTAACCCGATTTATGGGCGATCCGGAACGGTACAGCCTCCGGCTTTGGTTCTGCTCCCCTGCATTCATATTTAAACCTTCATAAAACAGGCAAACCCCGTTCAGACAGTTCAATCTGGTGGCGGGGTTTTTGTTATCGAGAAGAACCGTTTCCCGATAAAGGTATTTTCTTTTAGGTGGCACCATGAAATTTGAATTCTTAGCGGATGCTTCTGATACGCCGCCGAAGCGACCCAGTAATCCGTCTGTTGGCTATCCATCCAATGGGGATCCTGTAACGGGGAAGCCGCCGACAACGCCCGGGGCATGGTTTTACTACATGCTGATGGTTGAATTCACTACTCTTATCGAGCAAAACGGGTTAGAGCCAAGCGCGGAGAATCTTCATCAGCTTGCGGATGTTTTTGCTGATTTCAAAGCAAGGGCATCAGCGGCGGAAGGCTTCGCAACGCAAGCCAAGGCGAGCGCTGACGCGGCTGCGGAAAGCGCGTCCGGGGTAGTGACAGAGACCGCCAGCAAAATCAAAGAAATTCAAGATGAGGGAAGTAAGCAGGTTTCTGCTGTCACCGCGGCAGGGGGTTCTGTTTCTGGCGATGTCGAGGCAGGCATAGCGAGCTTGCAGAAAAAGCTTGAGGAGCTGGTTGCCCAGTTAGACGCAGAAGGCGGTACAGAAGCCGCTTACGTTAAACAGCAGGCACAGGACATTCTCGACCAAATCACGGCAAGTGAAGCGAACGCCAAAACGTCCGCGGATAAGGCCGCGGTTTCAGCCTCCTCTGCGACGACCACAATTTCTGAGGGGAAGCAAGCCATAACTGATCTTCAGGCGACGGCCGTAGCGGCGATTCAAACACAAAAAAATGAAGCGG